TTGACTGCGTGATATTCATCAAAATCATTAAAATAAGTATGCATTTGAGTTGGATCCAATTGGATCATTTGTCCCAAAATGTTTTGAGCGGTAATGTTATTAACGCCTTTAGTAAAATTTGTAGTTGGCATAATATGTATAAATTTAGTTGTAGGGAGAATTTCACTCCCTTTTACCCAATAGGACAACAGTTAAAAGGATTAAACGCCTTGTGAAGCAAAATAGCCACGAGGATCAGTAACGCCTACTGCATAAGAAGTCATAATTTTATATTTATGATCTCCAGATTCAAAAGCACCATCGTTGCTAAATTCACCCTGAACTGCAGTGATCATTTTAGCACCTTCTGGAGCATCTGTTTTAATAAAATAAGCGTCGTCAGAAATCAAATGCGGATTAACTAAAATTCCACCTGAAAACAAACCCATATATTTTAAAGCATTAACATCGTTGTTAGCAGTTGAAACACGAAGTTGAGATTCTAAAATACGAGTAGCTTCAAACATTAAAGCCGATGGAACTTGTAATAAAATTGGTTTAATTTTAGCTTTGATTCCTCTATCGTTATTAGTTTCTCTAATTTGAATGCACAATTCTTCTAAAGCTTCCTCTGATAAGTCAGAAGGAGTGGCTAAAGTGTTAGAAAAGTTGCCTGCACGACTTGGATGGTCAGTTGCAAAAAACTTTTTACCATCACCAAAAGTGTAGCCTGAATCAAAGCCGTTATTGAATAAATCAGCAACATCGACTTCTTTAGTTTCACGAAGTGAAGATGCTAAATATTCGTTACCTTTCGATACAACATTAAGATATTTATTAAATTTACGAGCTTCCCAAGAAACTTGATAACCTAATGCACGAGTTCTTTGTTGGTATCTTGATACATAGCCTTGCGACATTGAATCATAATCAACACCAGCACCTTCGTTTTTAGTTTTTAAAAGACCAAAAGGCGAAATTAACACATCTTCATCAAATTGTTCGTCTGTTGACTCCATTTTGACAAGTTTTGATGCTAAAAGATCATCCTCGGTGTATGCTCCCCAATAAGTTTTTACTCCTGGTTTAAGAGCTTTTGGAATTGTTCCTGTTACTATAATAGACATAATTTATATTTTTTGTAATTAATATTAGATACCACTAGTTACGTTTGCTTCTGTGTGGTTATTGATTTTAACGCGCCATTTAGCGTGTTGACCAATAGCATTATCAGGAGCATCAACTAATCTTAAAATTTTAAGTTGGAAAGTTGCATCGGTAGCGGGAGTTGAAGTGTCCAATTCTGCACCAGACAAACCAGTTACTGTAGAACCTGATTCGGCATAAACCAAATTAGCATTCAAGCCAACAGAAGTTACAGCTAATGCAGTGCCAGCAGTTTCTTCTTGAATTTCAAATTCTTGAAGTGGGCTGTCGGCAACAATAGCTACTGCTTCGGTTGAAGCTGGATTGTAAACTGAGTTTAGGTTAAGTGGATTAGCCAAGAAACCAATAATAACACCAGTGATTTTGTTAGCATCACCAGCCGTTGCTTTATTAATTTCAGGTAAAGAACCTGCGGCAAATTGTCTTCCACTAGTCAAAACATTTGCTGTGTTAGATGTTCCAGTTTTTACAATTGGATCACCAATAAATAATGCAGTTGCATAACTAGCTGGAATGTAGTAATAATTTTTAGGAATCTCTACAAAAGGAGAGTTCTTAACGGGTACTAATCCGTATGGAGTATTTGAATTTGTCATAATTATTTAATTATTTAATTAATTTTTTTTGATCCTGTGCAACATAAGTCATTGAACCCATGCCAAGATCTCTTCCTGCAAGTTTATCAATGCTTTCTTGTTGACGATTATTTATTTTAATTTGATTATCTCTTTGTATTTTTTCGTTCATTTCCTCAGAAATTTCCATGGCATAACGCATAAATGTTTCGCCCATTTTATTTTGACCGCCTCTGATTGGAGCAATTTCTAATCCGTTTTCATCAGTAGCAGGTTTATATCCTAAATCAATTAAATCTTGTAATCGATTAGGGATATTACCAGAAACCCAGCGCCTTATAAAACCTGCTTTTTTTGGCAAATCTGATAAAGCACCATGTCTTTTTAAATGTGAACGTGGGCTTCTAATAAATTCTCTTCCATCCGGTAATTTAATAATTTCTACATCACGATTGGTAGCTCTAGTTTCTCTATTATTATAATTAGATACTCTTTCTTGAGCATGTTCTTTTGAACTTTCTCTGTTTGAATCGATGTTTTTGTTTGTCATAAATTTTCTCAATTATTAATTATTAAAATAGTCATTAATGGCGTTTTGTTGCATATCTTTAATTTGAGCAGAAGTAAAATTATGCTTCTTTGCAAAATATTGACATGTTTGACGCACCTCTAGAGGCAAATCATTATAAGTATATTGTTTTTTACCTACATTAATACCTCTTTTACCACTTTCTACACTTGGAGCTTTAGTTCTATTTAATTTATCACTAAATCTTGATTCAATTTCTTCGCTAACCATTTCTAATCTTTCTTCAAGAGATATTCTTTCAGATAAAGTGCCAAAATAAGCTGTTGCTGTTGCTTGCATTATTTTATCTTGATGAAACCAAGTGTTATCAGCAGTCCAATTATCAAATATTTTTTTATCTTCAGGTTGTATTTGTGATTTTGGCTCTTCTTGAATGTTTTCATCAATTTTATTTTCGGTAAAAGAAATTTTATTTTTTTCTAATTCATTTCTTTGTTTTTGAATTGCTCTAACTTTAGCAACATCACCCTCTAAAATTGCATTTTCTTCTGCCTCATCTAAAGATTGAAACCGTTTTTGATTGTTATCTTCATATGCAAATTTCTGGACATTTAAAATAACATCCATTTGTTTTTGCATATCTTCTAATCGTTTTTCTAAAGCTCTGTTTTCAGTAGTTAGTTTTCGATTTCTTTCATTTAATACAGGAGTTTCTTTTTCCTGAACTTCTAAAAATTCTTGTGCTGTTTTGTGAGGTTTTAGCGTTCCATCTTTATATCTTCCTTTAAAAAATTTGCCAGTTCTCCAGCCACGATCCCAAGCGTCTTTTTCTATATCACTTAAAGTTTCATAAAAAGCTCTTTCTTCGCTTTTTGTTGATTTTTCAAATAAATTATTGTCTTTTTCAATTTCCTCTTCTTCCATTTCTTTTAAAATTGGATTAGAAGATAAGTTTTTATTTTGCTCAATTTTTGGCTCAAGTTCTTGTGAGTTTAAACCAATATCAATATCTATTTCTTCAGAACGATCAATTACTTGCATATTTCCTCATTAATTTGAATTGCTAAAATGTTACGGTCAAGAATAATTCTATATTCTTTACCATCTTTGGTTTGATCTTTGCTTAATCTATAACCCTCATAAGATGGAATTAAAATTTTATCACCAACTTTTGGCTTTTTTTTCCATTCCCTATCAGTTCCTTGATCAAAAGCTTTTTCACCAATATCAATAATAGTTGCCAAAGTTTTAGCTCCCTGCATATCATCTCTTGATGAATCGGGTATAATTATTCCACCAGAAGTTTTTTCTTCAACCACGTCGGGCAAAATTAAAATTCTATATTCAGGAACATTGTAACCAGAAGTATTAATCATTCAAACCTCCTGCAAAATTTTTTAAAATTTCTTCTAACTCGTTAGGATCTTGTGAATTTAATATATTAATAATTACATTAATAGCTTTGCAACCACCAAAAGCACTTAAAACAATGTCATTTTGAAATTTTTCATTTTTCATATAAATGTTTGCAACATCGTTTAATAATTCAATGCGTCGTTTTGATAAAAAATTTTTAAATTGAATAGTAACTGGATTTTTAATCCAATCTTTTAACTCTTGCATTTGTATTTGACTCATAATTTACTCATTATTTTGATTAATATCATTATCAATAGTTTCAGGTTTAATTTCCTTAACTTGTTGATTTTCTAGCTTTGCTAGCTCTACTGCCGCTTTAAATCTTCTATCTTCTTTGCGGTCTTGCATTTCGTTTTGTCTTGATTCTGCATCAATCATATTATCCAAAACGTCCAATTTTTCTTTAGTTTCTGCCATCTCAGTATCTTTTACCAATTTGCCTGCTTGAGCATAGTTGACTAATACTTCTGAATCAGTTTTTGCCGATTCTTTTTGTAATCTTATTTGCTCTAACTCTAATTCAGCAGATTTAATTTGAACATTTGCTTGTATTTGCATGCGTTTAGTTTCTTCTTGTGCCATTGTTAATTCAACGGCAGGGTCAGGTTGTGGCTGTGGTTGAATAACAAATTTATCAAAATTTTCAACACCCGCTATTTCAAAAACTGTTTTATGCAACAACATTTGATCAACATAAGGTGAATTGATAAAGCTCATTAAAAATTGTGCTTTTGCAAATTTTTGCATTGAAATAACATTCTCAGGATCTACGACTGGGACAATATCATAACCTTTTAAATCAAAATCTTCCTTAACATTTGGCGATTCATTTAACTTAATATCTAAAATTTCAGAATATTTTTTTTGAGATAAATAAGTTGAATTTATTTCGTAAAATATCTTAACTTCTTGTTTTAGTGAATTATAGATTCTTTTAAAAACACTTTTAAATTGTTTTTGTCCCTGTTCTGCCATTCCCATATAAGTAGTAGCAGCAATATTTCCAGCATTTTCACCCGTCAATACATCTCTTAAAGAAGCCAATTCTTTACCTGCATTTACTAAAAATTGCATCAAAACAAATAAAGTTTGCGATGGTTCAGCATGTGGCAAAGGAACAATAGCATCACGAATACTTCCACCATAAGAATCAACCATTTTCCATTCTGATAGCTTAAAGGGTTTCATACCACCAGAAATATTCAATGTTTTAGCAATAAACCCACCACCTGTATTCTGTAAAGTTCCAGCATCATTAAGTTGATTAATATTTGAATTAATCCCAGAATTTATGTTGTATAACAAGTGTCCCAATCCGATAGAGTAAAAAGATCCATCGGGTGACGGAATAAAATTATATGCGGTAAAAAATTTTATAGGTTTAATTTTAATTATTTCTTGTTTTTTATTGTATCTAACATCTTTTTCATTGAATCTTTTTATCAACTTTATTAATTTGTTAGTAGCTTTATGAACTACTGCAATATAAGGCTCTGGATATCCATCGTTGTCTAAATCAAAATAATTATGTTGCTCTAAAAAAATAACCAAACCCGCTGAGGCTTCATCACTTGTTTGTTTTTCATCGTTAGCATCTAAAGAATTATCAAAAGATGCACTATCTTGTGCTTTTGGATCAAAATCAAAATCAATGTAATCACCACTACGAATTGATGAAACAACATCTTGTGGGTATTTTTCAATGACATGTGTAACTGGTGCATCAAAAGATGTCGCAAAATCATTAATAATTAACTTGTCGGGATAAATTAAATCTGATTTTATGCATTGGTCATTATTATCATAATAATCCTTTTTAAACATTGTGCCAAGCGTTGCTAAAGCCATAAACAATGCGTCCATGTCTTTTTCGAAATTCTCTATCTCTTCATTCAGTTGATAGTTCATTACTGTTGCGACTCTCTGACCACGTTTAAGCTTAGCACCTACATTTTGAATTGCTAACAAGCCTGTTTCATCTAATATAGCAATTGATCCATCTTCGTTTCTCATCTCATTACCTTCTAGGTCTTTCATCACTTCGCCATCATCATTACCGATAACCTTAGCTTTTACAATATTACCATCTTTAAAAATTTCGGTATAACATTTTGCGGAAAAATCAACACAAGCTGTAGAAATTAAAGGAAACATTATATTAGATGAACCTTCAAAAGGAAATGAACGTTTATCACCAATTGCTAAAGTGCATTTGACTAAATCTTGTAATACTTTTTGTTTTTCGCTACGAGATTGTAAGTCAGTGTTATATCTAGTTATGACTTCACTTGCAATAAGTGTTTTAGTTTCTTCGGATAATATACTAGCTAGATTGTCAGTCGACAAAATAGTTTGAAAATCAAGTTTTGAATTGTAAGAATCTTTTTGAATTAGCAATTTTTAAATTTGTTTAATGTTTATAATTATCTAATAATTAAATATAATTAACTATATCAAAATATTTGTCAAGCACTTTTAATAACCCGTGATTGAATTTCTATTTGATGCGTTCATAAACTCTTCCAAAACATATTCATCTTCATAGTCATAATTGTCTTGTTTAAAAGTTTCAAGTCGATGACATGAAGCCGCAAAAGCTTGGAAAGCATCTGCTCCGTTTGAGTTGATATCGTGAAGGGGCTGATCCATAAAGCAACCCAATTTTTCATTATATTTCTTGCGATATTCCCGCAATCTGTTCAATCCTAATTCACATTTTGTTTGATTAAACCAGCAACGATTTAAAATTGTGCGAGCGTCGTTGATTGAATTCATTTTATTTTGTGCGCGTGTTATTTTCTCAAATCTAAAACCAAATTGTTGAGCGACTTCTAAGCCATCTTTTCCATCATAATAACTACGTGTTGAAATGTCATGCGGTGCGAAATGGTAGCCATAATTATAGCCCTTATCTTTAAGAATCTTGAAGTAGTGCGGTAGT